GACGGCATACGAGATCAGCTTTATCTGGCACTTCGACTGGCGGCCCTGGAAATGCACCTGGAACAGGCCATGCCGTTGCCCTTCGTCGCCGACGATCTATTTATCAACTACGATGATGACCGATCAAAAGCGGGCTTTGAAGCACTTAAGGCATTGTCAGAACAAACCCAAGTTATCTTCCTGAGCCACCATGACCATTTGATTCCGACGGTGCAGGAGGTTTTTGGCAAGCACGTGAATGTGGTGTGTTTGTGATGGAATGGCCGCTTCATTAACAATCTCACTGGGCCGAATTGTTGCAACCGACCGATTGTCGCGGTAGAGATACCCATTGCTGGATATGCCCGGATTCCAGGCATCGATTGACAGCGGCGATGACAACGTCCAGGCCGTGAACCGGTACGCACGCCAGCACCTCAGCCAGCACCCGGTCGCCGCCGGGGCGCTTACGCAATGCACGCTGCAAAGCAACAATGGCGACGGCATCTCGGCAAACGGCGCACCATTGCGTAACGCTCCCGGCTTGCGCTCCAGAGTAGGGAGGGGGGAGAAAACGGACAGTTAACAACACAAAATTTCGCCCGAAAACCCACGTAATTCGCGGGATTCAGGCTTAGGCATATAATTCTTGAATTCCGGACAGTATAGGGATGAAATAGCGGAAACTGCCGGTAATTAATTGGAAAAATAGCGTTGCAAAATAGGGATTAATCAGTGTTTAAACGCCTTTTATTACATCATCGAATGCGGTTTAAAACGCTTGTGAGATGATCTATCGTTACGTGCTCCACCAAATCTTTATCCGTATCCGGGAAGCCGATCAGCTCCCGTTTTGGTAACCCTGGATGATTGACCCGTCGCCGCACGATACCGGCAAACGCCAGCGCTTTTTTAGTACGCGGCTTAATAACATATGGATCGGTGCCGGCTTGGTGTAGTGCTGCCAACGTCGCATCACGTGCACCATCAAAACCCAATATCAACGTTTCGTCGGCTACCTGATAATTCAAACTTGCCAACATACGACCTGTTTTTTTCAGAGGTCCGCCTTTGCGGTCGCCTTGCGCCAGTGTTAAATCAGATAGTTTCTTCCACTCATTACCGTCAGGATCGACGCCTTTTTCGTGGCGCTGCCTATTCGCCCGCAACAACGATTCGCCTATACTGCCCAGCATCTCATCGGGCGAGGCTATCTCCCGTCTGGCCGCTTCCAAAATGCGATTAAGATGACTAGACTCCAGTTCGATCTCAAATTGCATAATCCCCACCTTTATATATAATGAAACCGTGGCGATAGGAGACAGGCCGACTGTACGGCAGACCCAACCAAACCCACAGATCGGTTCTACAGCACCAACCGGTCATGATTTCTTAAACAACAGCCTGCCCAAGCGCTGCTTGTCGAAATATTTCAGCCGCTGCTTAGCGCTACTGGGTTCAGCCATGAATGCTGTTGAACCAAACCAGCCGGTTCTACCCCACTCAAATACCGATATCGCAAACTCCCCGGTTCCCTCAACCTCATAAGCTCGTAGATACCGCCTTTTCAAGCGCCAACGTTTGGGTTGATCAGGGTTTTGGTTAGACCACCAACGGTCTTCCTCCCATTGCCACCAAATTTCATCGGGCTCCAACAGCGTCATGGCCAGCAAGTTGGCATATTGCATACGGCCCGCCTTTTCAGGCTTCGCCAGCCACTTAAATTCGCCGGTACCGTCGTGAAACAACGTTTTGGTTATCGCCAAAGAACTGCCGACCAAGTCAGTAAACGCCGCGCCTTCCTCCATCGTCGCGCCGAAAATAGACAAAAACTCGGCAACAGCCACCTCCGGTGCGATATCGGCAGACAGCAAAATGTTGGGCGACACCTTAGTCGGTTTCGGCATGTCAGGCGCCGTGAAACCGGTCGGCCAAGGCTTATCGCGCTGCTTCAGCACCGCATCGTAGCCCGTCAATGGCGGCACCGTCAGCGGTTCCAAATACGCCTTGCCGGGGTTATACGCAAAACCCGGATCGATACCCTTCGGCACCTGCACAGTGCGCGGCGACGCACCTTTGCTGCCGACCGTTTTGGTTTCCCATTCCAGTTGCAAATTGTCAGGACCAGACATGCCTTTAGCTGTCCATGCCTGCTCTGCCTCGTATTGAGACAAAGAATTCCATCTGCACTTGCATCCCCAGCCGTTTTGCGGCGATATCACATCGACTATCGGATCATCCACAGAAAAAATCAGGCGGTCCCATAACTTATGCTCCAGGCGAGGGTGCTCGATAGAGGTATGGTCGTATTCCAGATAGGGCCGCAAGTGCTTGACGGCTTGAATTTGTTGCCAACGCCCGGCGTTGTAAGACTGATTGATATTAGTATCGTAGATGATCTTACTGCGCCAACCCGCCGATCCGTTATAGCTCCAGCCATGCTTTGCTACTATATCGTCGAAGCGCTGGCGAAAATCATCGTACCCGCCGCCGTTCTGCTTGGCGTCGTAAATGGCGTTATAGAAGTCCTCGACCAGCGCATCGTGCGCGGCGCCGGCCACCACAAAGGCATGGCTGTGTTGTTGCTGCCAAATATCCGTCCAACTGGCGGTTGGCAGCTGGATTTTGGCCTTATAAAAGTCTATCGCTTCTTTAAACGGCAATTTTTCAGGCTTCAATCGGCATCTCCCAATACGCCAAAGGCCCTTCCTCGCGAATAACCCGCCCGCGAAATGGCGGCGACAGGCCTTTCAACCGCCAGCAATACACGCGCTTGGCACGGAAATCAGTGGTTAACTGTCGGCGCAATTCGCGCAAATCAGCACGGGTAATGGGATGACCAGGCACAGCCAAATCGGCACCCATCTGCACCTCACCACGACCTATAAAGTCCAGTGTGCACACTAAATTAAACGGGTCGCCAGCATCGTAACTCAGACCATCCGCATAGCGGCGGACAACGGCTTGTTTTATCTCGATATGCACGGTGCTCATTTACCGGTACCTATATCGCCGCGTCCTGCCAAATGCGCCGCCGCCATCCCCAACTGCAGCGACTCCGCCCAGGCGGAACCGCTTAAATTCAACGCCTCCATCCCGGCAATCGCATCCTCGAACGACCCGGCCTCGGCCACCACCGCCGCAATCTGCTGAATTGCCGCCTCTTCGTGCGGCATGCATAGTGCCGCCAATTGTTGCGCGTAGTTGCCGACGATATCGCTGTCCTGGTGTTGCTTGGCCAACGCCGCCAACCGTTCTACTGCGCTCACGGCAGGCCGGGTCAACGCTGCGCCGGCCTGATTCTGAGCCTGAGCCTTACCGGATACCGTCAAAAGCTTGGCCTTGTCGCCGGCCCGTGGAATCTGCAAGGCTCGATGTGCCCAATCGACATCGATCTCCAGGCCCATGGCCGCGCCTTTCTCCAACACATCCACCAACGCCTGTTGATCCACCTCGTCGGCAGTGTCATAGCGGTATTCCGGCATGCGGTATTCTGTGAACATGCCGTTCAACAACACAATCGGCCTGATGATATCGCGGTTAATCGTCGGCGCGATCTGTTGCACATCGTGCAGCATAATCTCGCGCCGCACCTCGTTGTGGATTTTACCCAACGCATTGGTGCTCGATTTGCCGTCGGCTTGGCTAGTTAGCGTGCTGCCCAAAATCGCAATCGACTGCTTTTTCTCCCAATACGCGACCGCATTTAAAAAGTCGGCGACGTTGCCGGAATTAGTCTGCGTCACAAAATCGATAGCCATCGTGCTCGGCACAATGCCGGCACCATCGTTACCGATATTGCGCACCGCCCGTAACAACTCATCGCGCTCTTTTTTGCCCAATCCGCTGGGATACTTACCCAGCCGCAGCGGCATGCCATAAACTTCGAGGAAGCGCTGCATGTCGCGCACGTTGTAGGCCTTATAGGCATACGTCCATGCCAGCACGCGGAACAGCGCCGCTTGCTCAATGTAGCCGGACTTAGCCCTATGCTCATGCACCACCCAGCCCCAGGGCCGCAGCGATTCAGGCTTGCTATCCTTGCGGTATAACAATTCGCCGGTCTTGATATTAATCTCAAACTCGCGCTGCGGTACCCAGTGCAAGGCCGCCGGCACCCACTCCGCGCCGGTACGCCACTCGATCTCCTGCATCGACAGCCCTTTACCAATCGCGTCCGTCAGGTCGTATTGAATGTCGGAAAAACTTTGATATTTTCTTGGCGCAGCATCGTTAATGCCTTTGATCTGGCACAGCATATCCTTTAGCTCTTTAGTGCGGTCAATCTCGGCTTGCGTGGCATCCTCTTTCGGATGCAAATCCCACTCTAACCCCGTAACCGCCCGCCGGCGCTTGCTTAGCTCGGCAAAAATGTGCGGGTCCTGCTCCTCCACCAACTCGAATAGCGTCGCCTGGTCGGTAATCCATCCCTGGTCAGCCTGCGCAAATGCCGCCGCCAACCGGGTCGGGTCTAATGTATTGACGCTGGCATAATTCAGCGCCCCGCTTTGCGTAGATCGTGCGCCGGCCTGCAGGGTTTCCAGGCCTTTTTTACTGACCTGGGTGAGTTTGGCTAGCGCGGCTTTGGCTTGTTTAATCATGGTTATGCTGGCCCAATTAACTTGATGCTATCAATCGTCAAATCCGGCTCTTCTTCGGCCATGATCTGACGTACTTCGGCTTCATTCACGGCGTACAGCCCAACCTTGAATGTTGCACACGAAATTCGTGTATCCGATACATCGGTTTTGCTGCAACTAACCTCATATTCCAACAACGCATCATCTTCAATCATCATCCCAACCCTCATCATCACGCGTTCGACGACTCGTTGAACGCCGTTTATTGCGGCTTTGTCCCGCCGATTCATACCTAAATTCACCGCCAAACTGTTTGGCGATTTGCCACAGCATTTCCAGTGCATCAGGGCCGTCGTCGTCGTGGTCGGCTTCCGGCCAGAACTTCAATTGCTCGATCAGCGTGGACTGGCTGCGGTGCAACCGGATCAGCCCGTTGTTGATTGCGGCTGCAGGCTGATTCGGTAATCCATCCCTGGTCAGCCTGCGCAAATGCCGCTGCCAGACGAGTCGGGTCCAACGTGTTGACACTGGCATAATTCAATGCGCCGCTTTGCGTAGATCGTGCGCCAGCTTGCAGGGTTTCGAGGCCTTTTTTACTGACCTGTGTAAGTTTGGCTAGCGCGGCTTTGGCTTGTTTAATCATTTTGCGCCTCTAACTGCGCGACATACGTCGCTACTTCTTGAGCGAGAATTACCAGGGCCGCACCGACACCAGCGGGTGTATGCCCTTTATCATTGCGCCACCGTTTCCAGTGTTCGCATAGGTCGGACATTTCGTCCAACAGGGCATTTAATTTTTCTGAATTATCAATCATCATCCCAATCCTCATCATAATCAGCACTCCGGCGGCTGGTAGAGCGGCGCTTACCGCGCCCTCCGCCCGCCGATGTATATTCAAACTCGCCGCCAAACTGTTTGGCGATCTGCCACAGCATCTCCAACGCGTCCGGCCCATCGTCGTGGTCCGCTTCCGGCCAGAACCTCAACTGCTCGATCAGCGTACTTTGGCTACGGTGTAACCGAATCAGCGCATTATTGACATGCGGCTGTAGGCTAATAATACGCAGCGCCTTGTCGGTATCCGGCACCACTGGAATGCCTGGAAACGCAATCCCCATCAATGCCGCGCGTTTGATCAACTCGCTATGCAAAAATGCCTGGAACTGCACGGTTTCCACCGCCCAGGACAAACAGTTATATTCAGCCTGCAAATCAATCGCCCGGCTGATGATCAAATCCGGCACACGGCGGGCGATATCGGCTTCCACCACATCCAGCACCATAGATTTACGATTCAAACCACCGACCAAAATCGCCGACGGGTCGCCTTTAACGGTGCCTTTCTTGCCTAACGACGGGTCGATCGAACCGAAAAACACCCAATCCGCCAACCGATCAACCCAAAAGGTGATGTCCTTAAACGGCGCATTCTCATCGTTACCGGCCTCGTTTTGCTGCTCTTGAGAAAACGAGTCGTGGTTAATCGCCCGCATACACATCAAGCGGTACAGCGGCCGCACCTCAGGCCAACTGCACACTGCGCCGGCATCCATGGCTTTCTTGCGCTTTTTGTAGAATGCCAGCGCCTCGGCTTCAAACTGTTCCTTCTCGTCATCGTCGCCGCTGCGGGTGTATAGCGCTTCCCACTGGTCCCACAAATCCATCCGATCCGGCCATTTCAGAATCGAGCGGAATATCCGACGCCGCCAACCCGGTGCACGGCTAACGCGATTAATGGCCGCGTCATAATGCAAACTGGTACCCACCCAAAACACATCCATGCCGCCACTTGGACCCGCCAAGCCTAGCACCGCGCTGAGTACATACTTTTGCACCTTGTCGCGCTGGCTCTTGTCTTTGACGTTCTCGTCGTTTTCCAAGTCGTCCAAAAATATCAGGTCAGGCCGGTGCGGGCCGTGCTTCATACCCCGTATTTTCTTACCCGTGCCGCCGATGCGAACCTTGATGTTGTTGGCGGTGATGGCCGTCGTCGCCTGCCACACCCGACCCCGTCCGCAGGCGTCCGGAAAGTCCATCGCCAGGCGCGGATTAGTATCAAGCTCGGCCTTGATGCTTTCCAGCATCTCCGCCGCCTGTTCCTCGGTGTTCATGATGATGCCGATCATGTGCTTGCGACCGGTAACGATGCACCATAAGGAACCTAGCTGGGTTTCATAGGTCGATTTGGCCTCGCCGCGCGGGGCTTGGTGCACTTCGCGAGCGTCTACATCGCTATCGATGCACTGAGGGAATCGCTCGAAAATAAACTGGTGAAACGCGCTGAAATGCGGCGTCGGCACATAATGCGGGAAATAGGTTTTGCAGAAAAAACCGTAATCGTGCCAAGCGCGCTCACGCCGCTCACGACTCGCCGCCGGATCGGTGGCAAACGCCTCACACTCCATTTCGATTTGCTGACGAATCTGCTCGCCTAGCAGCGCCAGTTCTTTTTCAAACTCCCGCCAGTTTTTGACTTCTTGAATGTCGATGGATTCAGCCATGATTCGCCTCGTTCCCGCGCGCCGCGTGGGAATGTATGGCTTGGTCGCGCTGCGGCATCATGGCACCGCAGCGCGGTACATCATGATTACCACGCAGCGCGTGGGAACCAGGGAAAAAATTCAAATCAGCCATACCGCTTCCCCAAAACCGCCCCAATATCCTCAAAATGCGGCTGCAAAGCCCTTAGTGCCGCCGGATCGCGCTGGCGTAACTCATCAGCCACAATCCGCAATGTATCTAATGCCACCGACAACCCGCTGAACTGCGGATTAACCCTGGCAAACGCCTTGCTAAACTTGGCATAGGCATCGGCCAATTGCGCTAATAGCTGGGCTTTTTCCGCCGCCGGAATCGGTGCGTTTTCCAGCTCACGCGTGGTGGTGATCACTTGGCGGGCAAAATCCTCAACCAGCTGCAGATTCAAATCATCAATGCCCTGGTCGCTAATCCGATACGCCGCCCGCGCAGTGTCCCAGTCATCGCCTTTTTTTTGTGCCGCTGTTTTCCAAGCTCGCCCAGTGTCATAGCTAACAGCCGCTGCAATACATGCACCCGTTAGAGGCATGCCTTCTATATATAAGCGGCGGACGTGGTCGCGGGTATCCTGAGAGTGTGCCATTACATGCGCTTAATCAGTTCAACAGCAGCGGCGGCCAACGCCCCGCCAATTGTGCCGCCCAATGCGGACAGGCCGGCCACTTTTTCAATCAGCCGCTTGTCTTCCGCCTCCAGCGCCGTCACCCGTACCCCGATACCGTCGATGCGGTGGTTCAGGTTGTTCTCCATCTTGTCCATGCGGTCGTGAGAGCTGTTCTCGATCCGTCGCAAATCGTCCCGGATCACCTCAATGGCGGCGGTCAGGCTTTGGTGCATCACCCGCAGTTCGCCGCTTAATTGGCCGATGGCCTGGGCGACCGCTGTCATGTCGTTAGTGTTGTTCTCGCTCATCGGCGGGTCTCCCTTCTTCAAAATCGATTAATGTATTTAGCCGGGCTCGGCAGGTGTCGTAATAGCCTTGGGCGTTGCCGATCCAGCCGGCGACGTCGGTATCGGTGGCAACGGCGGCACTTTCCGCAGCAGATGGCTCGGCGGTTTCGGGCACGGCGCCGGCGGCGGCCGCTTCGGTGTGGTTGAGCACCCGGACAGTAGCGCTGTTAAGGCAAGCGCGGCCGGTAGTAGCTTTTTGCACGGCATGTTTCACCTCCTGGGTGCGTTTAGATAACTGGTCTTCGGTGGCGGATAACGACGCGGATAATGTATCGCCCCGCGCCACTTCCTGGATGTAAAGGTCTTGATAGGTGACCAGTGCCACGTTTTCTTTGCTGAGTTGGTCGTTTTTGATGGCGGCGATTTCGGCGTCGAAATACAGCCCGGTAAAAAACCAGCCGCCGCCAGCCCCGGCCAGCGCCCCGATCAAACCGGCAATCGCTAACGGATTCATAACACCTCCGCAATTTCAAACACCGGTATCGACAGCCGGTTGGCCACTTGCCGTTCCAGCTGTGCGCCTTTTGACTGCCGCCAGCCCGGCAAAAACACCACCATGTCGCAGGTCAGCATCTGCCGCAGCGCAATCCGCATATAACCCGGCCAACTGTTGCAGATGGGCGGCGTGTTTTCCGCTGGGTTTTCCACCACAAAGCCCTTGGCGCGCAACTGCTCGGCGGCGTGGTTAAACGCGGGGTAATTAAAGTCGGCAATCCCGCTCATCGGGCCGGCCAAATAGATGCGATCCTGTCCTGGCCGTGTCATGGTGCAACCTCCCCACCCCAAGCGGTGTAAAGAGGTTGCAGGGTTAGCAGAATGCGCCGGGGATACCCTAGGTTCTCACGGCAATGCACAGCGGCCCGGCGAGCCGATCCGCAAGCGCGGTCCACCGCCGCGCGCTGATACGAACCCGCGTTTCTGGCCTCGTTCAACCAATGCCCCAGGCCGCCGTTATACGATCGCAGTGCCGCCCATACTAAATCGAACTCAGAATCGCCATTCACACGGGCATACAACCAACGGTCATACCCCACTAAAGAGCGCATGGCCCAGTGCGGATTGGTCGGCTGGCACTCGATAGCCGCCAGCCCCAAACGACCGCACCACCAACGCGCAGTAGCCGGCATAAATTGTGCCATGCCCACTGCTCCGACGCGGCTAACCGCCTGCGGACGCCAGGCAGACTCTTGATGAATCTGCGCGGCAAACACAGCCACGGGTGCATCCAGGCCCCATTCGGCATGGGCGATACGGGTTAAATCGGCACGGTAATGGCTGGCGGCGTGCGGCATGGCTGGTGCGGCGTGTGCAGTACACGACCCCACCAGCATCGCCAACAGGATCAGCGCAACCGTGACACCGGATATCAAATACCCCGGATTTTCCTGTTGTTGGCGGCGCTTCATTACGCACCCAATCCAACAGCCAGCATAGCAAATCCCACAATCACGGCTCGCCGGATCATCGCCAGGGCAAACACCAGGTGATAGCCGTCGTTTACTCTAAAATCTGCTTCTTGTTGACCTTTCACCGCCTTGTAACGATTCAGAGGTATCTCCGCCAAATACCCATCCGGCCGCGCATACGGGAAAATCGAGCGGTCCAGGTAATACCCAACCACGCCGGCAGTCGCCACCAGCGAAACCTTAAACACGGCAACGCCGATCTGCTGCGGATACAGCATTAAAATCGTAAACAATAAAATGGCTGCAATCACCAGCCAGACAGTCAATCTTGGTAATTTCATGAGATCAATCTCCAGGTAAAAAAATGCCTTACGGAGACTGCAGATTACGCGCGCGCGCGAGGTTTGGTGAGTCTGGAAACGTTTCCAGCGCAGACAGGATGCAGTGTGCTTTGTACAGTGACCGCACCCAAAAACCACATCAGGAAATCTCATGTTGATCCTACGCATCCTGCAATGGCTGTTGCTGTTGCCCATTCACCTGCTCATCACGTTGGCCCGCTACCCGCTGGCCCCAGTCGCTGTATTGCTGTTCAGCCGCAAAGACAAACGCCACCTACGCTGGCCATTCCGCTGGCTGGAAACCATCGACAACGACCTGTCCGGCGACGACGGCTGGAAAACCGAACACATCAAACTCGGTAGCGCCCCCTTGAGCACCTGGAACCGTATTCAATGGCTATGGCGCAACGGCGGCAACCGTGCCAATTACATGCTATTGGGGTGTATCGAGGAATTCGCGTGGACTATCCGCCACTTTGCCGCCGAAAACAGCAAACCGTTCTGGGTAGACCCGCACGGCTATTGGCTACTGCGCCGCTTTATTCGCATCGGCCGCAAAGAGATCGAAGTGTTCATCGGCTGGTCGCTGTTCGGTGCCAAACTCGGCCGCTGCAAATACACCGCCACCATTCGTATCAAAACATCCGCAGAATAACCATGAGAGTGACCAGACCCGCACAACCCAGGCAACATGCCGAATTAGCGCCGGATAGGCCGCCTGTGCAAAACTGGCGAGCAGGCTGGCTGTTCCGCCCTGGCTCTTTGTGGATCGGTGTGCATTGTTCCGCCTATAACAAACGGCTGTGCATCAACCTGTTGCCGTGCGTAACGGTGTGGGTGGTAATGCCGGGAGGATTTGCACCATGACTAATGCCGAACTAAAAAAGATCGCCACCAAAATCGCCAAGTGCTTGGCGCTAGCCACCAGCGACAACCCCGGCGAAGCAGCAGCCGCCAAACGCCAGGCCGACGCGCTGATGAAGAAATACAACCTCACCAGCGGTGAGGTGGCGGCGGCGGATGTGCATGAAAAAAGCGCGGATATAGGTAGCCCATACAGGCCGCCTGTGTATCTGAGTCACTTGGCCAATGTCATTGCGGAAGCCTTCGGCTGCGGCGGGGTATTTCATCGCGGCTTTTTGATGGAAAACACCTGTGCCAACTTCTTTGGCCTGGGCATTAAACCGGAATTGGCCGCCTACACCTTCGATGTGCTGCGCCGCCAACTGGCAAAAGATAGAACGGCTTACAGCGCTACCCTTAAACGCTACAAACGCGCTAACCGCATCCGCAAGGCAGACCTGTTTTGCGAAGCCTGGGTGTATCGCATTGGCGAGCAGGTCAACGCCTTTGCCGGCAACGAAAGCGAAAAAGTCGCCATAGACGCGTACAAACAAAAGCGCTATGCCGCCGGCTTAAAAGCCGATACCCGCGCCGGTGCGGTCGCCAAACAAAACAACGACTGGCAAGCCAGCGCCGCCGGCTACAAAGCGGCGGAAGACGTATCGCTGCACAAGCCGGTGCAGGCTAAGCGCGGGGCGTTATTGGGGGCACGATGAAAAAAATAGAACCATCCCAATTGCTTGCATGCCCATTCTGCGGCGGCAGCGCTGATGTGGGTGAAACCATCGAGCGCATCGGCCTAAACCGCCATCGTCTCATCATCAAATGTTCAGTGTGTCCGGCAAACATAGATGTGACATTTTCTGGTGCATCGCATTCAACCCTTGTACGCATGCACCGAAAAAATGATGGTTGAAAAATGGAACAACCGTGCCAGCGCCTGACTGGAAAACCCGAGCTGAAAACAATTACCAGCGCATCAAAGCGTTTTACGAATCGCGCGGCGGCACCCAATGGCACAAAGTCACCGCCGATCCGCGCTTTTTCAACCGGGTTTGGCGGGCGATGTTGAAGTTACCGAAAGGCGACATGCCGCCGCCCGCCGATAGGAGATAAGCATGCAAGCAGTAATGAAAAGGCCGCTGTTTAGCGGCTCGGCATTGATAGTAGCAGCCATTGTCGCCGCCATCGAATGGCTGGCGGAACGCTGGCAAAAACGCCATGACGCATAAATGGCGCTGGAAGAAATACCTGCCGGAGCGTTTCGGCAGCCGCTGCCGGGTATTGGCGACCGGCACGATGAATTCGGCGCTGGTCGAATTTGAAGACGGTGCCAAGTTTATCACCAGCCGCTATGCGGTTAGGCGGCTGACGTAGGGTGGGCATGCAATGCCCACGCGGGATGGCCCCTCATCCGCTTATTTTTTTGGCAGATTGTTTACGTCCAACACTTCGACTTCGTCATAACAACCATTGACATGGTCGCCGAAGGCAAAGGCGTTATACATGGGGTCGGTCAAGTCCTTGAAGTCGCGAATGTTAGAGCGGCCTTCATTGGCATCAGCAAAGAAAATTAATGACCGAATGTACACGGTTCGCGTTATTCCAGCGCTTCGGCATTGACTTGGCACACCAAAGACTTCAAGTTTCTGTTCCAGCTTTTTAGACTGTTCCATATAGGCCAGTCTTTCTTGAAAGCTTTTCTTATTGAAAAGGCCGGTATCCCAAACCGGTTGCTTTAACTGATCGTAAAGCGCTCTCGCATCTTTGTAACTGATCTTTCCATAGGCCGGCGATTCTTTAGCAGCCGCCTCATCTGCGCTAGCTAGTGCGGGCATCAATAGCAGCGCGATGACTAATAACCTTTTCATTCCGTTTCTCCTTCATTAGTGGGTAGTGTCAGCGCATAGCTACGTCCTTTTTTTATACGAACGATCTCTCCGCGCATAGCAGCGTAATAAAGCGTTAAGGAATCAATATCCAGATATTGTTTCAACATGTCGGATTGAATGATTCCTGGTGTTTCATTGATGATTGATTTAATTGTCATTATTAGCTTTTCATGGGCTTTAATATCGCGAATCCGTTGTTTCCATTCACCATCCCATCGTTGGCGACCCGCTTGTTCGCAATGGGCGATGGCTTCTTCCGCGCCGCAGACACCAACGATATACCCAGTGTGACAGAGGTAGTTATAGCCGGCATGAAATCCAGGTCCACCCGCTCTCTTGATGAATCCGGATTCGGTTCGAATGCCTACCGTGCTAACCCTTACGAGCTCGTGGTATGTCTGATCGGCAATTTCCACTAATCGCCTGGCTACGTCAGCCGCCGCCTGGTGAGAGTGCTCGCGCAATAAACTGTCTAGCTCATCATTTAGGCGGAAATGCTCATTCAGTATAGGGCCGAAATCACCCATCATCATCTCCTTGGTTGGTGGGTGGTGTGGCTTTCAATTCCATGACACCAGACCATAACAGAGCAATCTGCCGCAGTTGGTATTGGTTGTGGCTGTTCATCATGCGGTAACACTGCAACAAGCTCAGCTCCTCATTGCCTTCGATTTCGGTTTTCAGGCTGGTTCCGGTCACTATCCAATCCGGGTCTAGGCCTAGTTCGGGGCGTTGCGTCGCTAAGGCAAAAACTTCCTTGGTGGGGAAGCTTTCTCGCTTTTTACGCTTCGCCCATGCGCTCGCATTCAAGCCCAGTAGCTCTGCGGCCTCTTTATCTTCCGTGACTTTGAGTTGCTGCTTCAGCCTCAGCGTGGCTTCTTCAAAAAAATTCATGGATTTCTCTTGACTGTTTATAAAAGTCCATTAGAATGACACATGTCCTTTTAATGGACATTACAAAGAATCAAAAAAGGAGCCAAACATGACCCCAGCAGAAAGAAAACAACAGTTTGCCGAAAACGGCGAATGCCCTGGCCAATGGGCTGACCAGAACGGTTATCCACGCGATTTGGTGTACCGCATTCTCAACGGCCGCACCCCGGCCTTGCGCGGCAAATCCTTCAAAGCCGCCAAAGCATTGGGCGTTAAGCCTGTTCCAAAAGCGCAATAACCAATACCGAACAACTGCAAAGGAAATTATACATGAAGATCACTGACGACATGATTAGAGCGAACGGTATCAATATTGGTGGCAATACCATCATGCCAGTCGCAAATGTACGGCCAATCTCAGCGTTACAAAAGCTATCAAGGACTATTCGCATTCCAAAGTTGCTCACACTTCCAGCAACGGTATATAGTGCTGCCAGTCATAGCTGACCTGGTCGCGGTCGAACAATGTAAGCAACAACGCCATGTACAGTCCATATTAAATCAATTTACCGGTTTTTGTCGCTATCAGGCACCGCCGTAGCATCAGTCACGACTGAGGTTTCGTGGTGTTCGTCTGATTCGATTTATGTAAAAACGCCGATATCGATATAATATTTAATTGAAATATACGATTAGTGGGGTGCGCCAGGTGAGTAACGACATGGATAATAATTATCCAGCTACCGCCGTGTCAACGTGGAGCGGCTATGTCTACCAGGGAAAAATTGCGCTTTACCATTCTCTCAAACTGATCAGTCAAGGTGACGAGAATTTCGAGCTTCAATTAGATAGCACTGACGATTTCGCTATTTATAAGAATGGCGTTGTGACTAGCGCCCATCAAGTGAAAGCCAAAATTGGCGAATATCGTAGTGGGTACACTGAAGCCCTAGAGAAATCTTCTGCTATCGAGTTTGACCGAACCAAGGGGATTTCGCGTTACTTTCATGTATCCGTTCAACTTAACGATACTGACGATTACATCGGAAAAAATGGAGAGATCGTTCAGTTCTACGCCTACGGCAATAATAAATATTGCGGCTTGGGCGAAATCGAAGGACTGACAAAAGACGTCATCATGCAGATCTGCGCTAGTCGTTCTATTACGATGAGCCAGGACTTGTTGAATTACAACTATTGTCTTCTATCCGAAAAAATAAGCACCAAGGCAGTAGAAATACATCGTCTTGTGCAGGATGATCGTGAAAAGGCCAACAAAGCTGCTTACGAAAATCGGATTACGGCACAAAGCTTGTTAGAAGATATTTTCACCAAAAATCCATATAACAGCACTGAGTATTATGCTGTCGATTTGAAAGCCAAGCTGTGCAGCTATCTTGAATACAGACTTGATCAAGCTTTACTCGGCATGAGTGATGCAACGTACGCCAGGGCACGCCGTCTCTTTGAGCATATTCGCATTACAGATGCCAGCAAAATGAAAGCACTCTGCCAGCTAATGAAACCCTCAGAACGGTTTTCAAGTATTCAAAAGGCGGATATCAGGCGTTATTCCGGACTAATTGAGGCTATGAATATTGAGCCGATACTTAAAGAATTACCCCACTACCTTGATGGGGAAAAGCGATTTTACCTGCCAACTGCACTAGATCTGCCCTCGCTTGATGACCACGAAGGCTGCACATCCGACTTACTGGGAGAAATGGAAAGCAACGGAGATCTACTCAAACTTCTATTCGAGTATAACCACCTCATTGCCTACAGAGCTACGAAATCTTTCGTTATCAATACCAAATACACCGATCCCGACGACCTGACCGATCAAGAAGTTAAAGACCACATTGACAGCAATATCACCAAATCATTTTGCTTAAGCATAATGACCAAAGAAGATGCAGAGGCTCAGCTGAATGATAAATAAGATTATTGATGAGGCGCTTATCGCTCATGACTTCACAAGAGAGCATCAGACTGATCTCACGAGCTTCTACATCCGTGAATCCGGTTCAGCGATCAGGTTTGCGATCCTGCATAAACTGGACAAGTTTTCCAGCCCCGCCGAGCTGAACGCTGCCATTAACCAGTCGGCTCCTGATTCGTTCCTCAGCCACCCAACGTTCAAGAAGAACTGTGATTTAATCTGCATTCATCACCTGAACAACCTGGCTGAGTTCAAAGACCACGAAGAGCAGATATTCGCGATCGAAGAGGATCCTCACTTCTTCAAAAAATATATTCTGTACTACAGCGACACCGAAGCGAGCGCGATCCAAGATTATTCCTTTGGGAAGCTCGTGGCTACTATCTCGGACAAGAGCCAGTTCAGCAACTACAAGAATGATCCACTGGCAGCCACGCAGTACAGTGTGGCGGCAAAAATCTTCATCAAACTTCCCTTCCTTGAGCTCCCATTTACGCGAGGGGAGCTCGTGTCCTTGCGCCTGCAAGCAGCCGAAGCAGTGGCTGAAGCGGAACTCGACGCAACATACAAAACCATTCAGAAACTCACTGCAACTAACGTAGACGAATTGATCAAGGAACTGATTTCCAATGAGCTGGAAAATAACTCGAATTGAAATTTATAGCTTCAAAGCTTTCAAACACATCGATTTAGATCTGGGTACTTCATCTCTGTTGACTCTCGACGGGCCGAACGGGTATGGAAAGACCAGCATTTTTGATGCCGTTGAGTTGTTACTTACAGGTCAGATCAAGAGGATATTTAATCTCTTTACGACCTTGATGACAAAAAACAAAAGCAATTATGATGACAACCTGCTCTGGAATACGCGCTCCGGCAAGAAAGGACCTGTCAATCAAAATTGAATTCGTGGACGGTGATCGCAGGCTCGTTCTAGCCAGGCATGCGCCTGTGAAAACATTCGAAACCAAAACGAATAACCGAGCCGATAAGTTTAAGCACTTTGCCCTCTATGAGCTGCCCGATTTCGACTCTAAAGCCTATACTCCCGCCAATCTGCGCCAGGACGAATTCCTCGATAAAGTCTTTGGCAAAAACTTCAGAGAGAATTTCTCTTTCCTGAACTACCTGGAGCAAGGGCAAAATAAACTGCTCCACACTCGAGTGGACGAGCGTAAAGACGTGCTTGGAAACTTGTTCAATATCAGCGACATCGCCGCCGAGATTGAAAACTGTCGGTCGATCACAAACAAACTCACCAAGTACTTGAGTGACGAAAAACGCAAAGCTGAGGAAGATACCCTCAAAAACGAGTGCACTGCCTTGCGTGAAATGGTTAAAGCCGATCTGGGCAGCGTTGAATATAAGAAATTGTCGACCGCTGAGTCCGTGCCAGGTTGGGACAAGGAGGACCCCTTTCCCATCTATGCCCAAGACGTTCACTCCCAATTCCTGAAGTCAATCCGCAAACTAGGTGATCTGCTTCCTCAGAAAGCCGCCATTCGCATCAGAGCTGAAAATGAAGCCATCGAAACCGACATTAATCTGCATGCAGAGTCACTGAACAGCCTGGCCCAGTTAGGCACTGACTTGAATCGGCTGGATGATCTGGACAAAACTAAAGGAGAGATTGACCAACTCGCCAAAGCCACCGTTATCATCAAAAAAGGGGCTTCTGTCATCACTGCGGAGCAGGCCCGCACGTTGCCAGGTTGGGCGGCTAATCGGCTGGCGTGGTTTGAGACGCAAATTACAACACGCGATGACCTGCAGACCAAGAACACCGCGAACGATAGCGCCGCAGCCGAACTGGCTCGGTTGAAGCAAAAGCTCCTTGATGAGCACGCCAAGCTTTATCCCGACGACAAGTTTTGCCCGCTGTGCGGTGCCGACTGGGAAGCTCATGCATCAATGCTCAAAGCTGTTGAGAACAGGGCCCGGAAAATCACTGACGCCTTGGGGAATGACGGTAAAGCGCTCGTCGCCTTGATCACCTCAATGACTGCCGAGCTCGCCACCATTGAGGCGTATATCCAGGGACGCGAGGCGATCCTGAAGCTTGGATACAACGGTGTGCTGCATAAAGCGCTGACAGAAGCTAAGACCAGGTTACCCGCAATCCAGCAGCTAGCCGAACGGCTCAGGGCTGAAGGTATTCAAATCACCTTCACATTCAACGACGACGAAGTGATGGTAGCTACCCGCCTGGAAGAGCTACGCAATTTGATGCGCTCCAAGAAAACGGACGAGACCGTGGTGCCACCGGAAGATTGGTGCCAAACCATCAATGCGGTGTTCAAGGACTTGAAGGACTTCTATATTTTTGATACTCAAGATCTGAAAAACAAAGAGCTCTATATCACGATTAAGGCTAACGAAGCCCAGAGCAGCAGACTTCAGAAATGTGTTGAAAACCTTCAAAAATTTCAACGCGAGAACGAGGCAGCCAACAAAGCCAAAGACAAGGTCAACAAACTACTTTCGACCTTGAAGAAAGCCGAGCAAAAGTACGCTGATCAAACCATCTCGGCAATTGAGCTCATTTTCCATATCTACAGTGGGCGGCTCATCCAGAACTACCAGCGCGGCCTCGGGCTATTCATTGAGAGCCAGGATGGTAAGCAACTGCGGTTCCTGACGGCGGAAAAGTCCGACCATGACGCGGTCATGTCCATGAGCACAGGCCAGGTTTCAGCCCTCGGCCTCGCCTTTTTCCTTTCGCTCAACAAGGTGTATGCAGATGTCCCGCTCATCCTTATCGACGACCCATCTCAGTCCCTGGATGAGGTAAACGTCGCCTCTCTGACTGACCTGCTCCGATGTGAACTCAAGCATTGCCAGCTCATCGTATCCTCGCATGAAGAAGATATTTCGGCATACATGCGATACCGCTTCAACCGGGCTGGATTGACGACGAGCTCGCTCAACATGCAGCGCCTAGTAAAAGAAGGACCGTAACGGCTGTGGCGTAGGTGGTTATGGGCATTAGTAGCCAAGTTCATGTGATTTATGCGTCTATGATGCAAATCTCTCATGTTTAGTCTGTCAGAAAACACCACCTGGATGCCTCTGCATAGAAAAATGGAACAAAAAATCACGCCAGACTCAAGGTTGGTGATCTGCAAAAAGCTGCCGAACGGATCCATCGACCATTCAATAATACAATCCTTGGAGCAGTGGCAGCGTGGCCACCGCAACTTCGAACTAATTCGTCATGGCTATGCCGATGAACTCCTCGGTATTCTGACCGAAGATTTAGGCTTGGTCTCTGTGGATGAAAATGGCCTACTGCGTTCGAGAATTCTCATCGTGAACTCTGAGGAGGAGGTCAGGGGGGCAATCATGCGAATCCTTGGTAAGATCGCAGAAGCGATGATCGTGCGCAATTGTCACAATGATATCTACGCGAATCGTCGCTGGGGACAGATTGCCCGGAGAGGAACCGTTCTGCACCATACCTTAGATCAATACTTAGCAATTGGAACTGGACTCGAATCGACACGGCTGAAATATTTTCAAAAGTACCGGCCAAACGACCCTCAGCGCGATGTCATTTGGATTCACTGTCGCACCAATAGGCGCGAGCTGCAAACACTAATCGGAGGCAGACCGGCTGGATATTCGGCGGGCCTTCAAATGAAGGTCAGCATGAACGGTTTCCAGTACATATATCGAACTGATATTCGACGAGCCAAGTACGAGGTGCCCCTTGTCTACTTCGATCTGTGCAATGACTACTACCAGCTTGCGAATGCAATCTATCTGGAGGACAGGGAGCTTGTGGTTGGAGTTGACCTCGTTCGCGGAAAGGATGTTGATCCGGCACTTCACGACAGACTGTGCTCATACTGGTGGCTTGTTGAGCGGCTCGTCCGCGGGCAAATGACAATCGACCAGCTTCGTGCGGATGAACTTTTGTTTGATGCTTACAAGAAAGATCTTTTAGAAGACATGGGTAGTCAGATCATCACCATCTAGTTGTCCTATCGACGATTTGCCGCACAGCTCCGGCAATCAAATGCTACCGAGTTCTTAAAACGACAGCTGCAGCGACGTTCATGATTTTAGAGAACTCGAACGCTGTATTATCAGGCACGGTTTCCAGAGAATCAGTCAATCGCCATCGACAGCTACTATTTTTGGCCCCTTCCAAAACATGCTCGGTTGAACTCGTCGCGCAATATGGTATACCTGTGACTCCGCTTGCAAAGTCATTTAACGACGGTTAGTTTTATCTTTTCTGGAGGATCAATGATTCGTGACTCTGCTGTTATTTTTAAATGATCTGGCAATGGCTCGCTAATATCAATGCCATACTTTAAAAGGATTTCTCTATGTTTCTTTAATGTTTTTGCAGAATAAAGAGTTGATATATCCTGGCCGTAAAGCCAAAGTGATCCGGTAAGTTTGACTCCGTGGGGTTCGTTTTCCGTTATGGCTTTTAATATAGATTTTGGATGATCTGCTGGATAAACAGGATCGGGAACATCAACCCATGATTGTTGAGGAATTAATTCGAATTTGAATTCCTTGTAACGTTTCCAGGCGAAATAGAATTTTCTTGCCGCCTCCTCGGATTCGAATCTTGCTTGTCGAAGCCATCCGCAAATTCTGTGCTTGTCTGAAAGATACTGGCCATATTCATAGTGACAATGCCACGGCCAGGCATCATATTGTTGTGGGTCGTAAATTCCGATTACGTAAAAGGTTTTGAAAACTTGCATATGTGGTACGGGCAAAAAAGACAAACTAATTGTCACACATGAGAAGCCGCATCAAGCATCTGATAGCAGAGATTTGACATCTGCAATGGCTACGATATCGACCTTCCATGACTTCTCCATCGGCTCATAGCTGCGTAACTTAGGGTTTATTTTTTTTACCGCCTTGACCAACTGTTCCGAGTAAGGAAACGAAATATAAAATGCGTTCATTACATTGTCGAAATCAACTTGTATATTGCCATGCATGCCAATCAGCGATGCCGCATCGGCGAGCAAATCTTGAGTAATAGTTCGTTTGTCAGAAGAGTCAGAGATTTTGATTTCAGGTATTTTAGCCTCAAGCTCAATTATTTCACTTGTGCCCATCCTTCTGATTTTGAAATATTTACCGTGAGGGAAAATCCTTGAATAAGCATAGCTTCCAGGACAACTGAGTATTGCAAGCGTTGAGTTGTGAGGGCATTTTTCAAATATAGGGTCAACCTGTTCAAATATTTCTTCGCCATTTTCTTCTATGACGGTATAAATTTCGGCATATACCCTTTCTTTTGCATCATTAAAATATGGATACCGCCCAATGCCTTTCAGGGGGCCTTCCTTGAATTTGTCGATTGCTACCACTCTGGCAACCGTCTTTCCCCATGAATTCCGAATGATCCAAAAATCGGCTGACTTACCATTGTCAATACATTTTAAAAATATTCATGTCGCTTTCATAGGACGCTTACAGTATTAAATATCTGATCATATCAAAAGCGCGCCTCTCATGCGGCTTGCAGTTCAAGTATGAGTTGTGCAAAAGGACTTTGAAAAATGGCCAGCACCAAATAAAGAGGCGTTGAATTTTTTCACCGGGACAATACCAGTTCCGTTAATTGCACTAACAAGTGCGACTTCGCATAAGATGGGTTATGGTAAATACTCGGAAATTTACCGCCAGAGATTATTGTAAAAACAAGTACTTGGCTTCAATCTTTGCTTCGACGACTGTGGAATTGTTATTCAACCAAAAAACGTTTAATATCACATCGCCCATTCCGATACGATGATGCAAGTAATGAGTGGCGCCTTTCAGAAGTGGCGAATTTACAGTTTCGACCCAAACCCGCCTATTGAGACTCTCCAAACCGGTCAGTCAGCCAAAGCCAGGTTTTGAACACTGGAGAACTACAAACCAGTCGTTGGCGAACTCAACCAAGCGGCCAGTTGCGGACCGCTAAGTTGCGGTCGTAAGTGACCGCTCTTGAATAGATACCTGCCTGCCAGTCTAGCTATAGATGCTTGATTGCAAGACATGATCACCGTCTTTCGGTGGCGTATTTCGGCTATCAATGAAGCTGCTGTCTGGCTGCATACCAAAATCCTGCCGCAAGGTTTTGACGGCTGAGCAAACGGTGCAGCTATTGGGGCTGGTCCCGTTGACTTTGGGTAGTCGTTTGCCGGAAGCATTGGTCCAACAGACGGCGGACGATGAGGAGCAAGTGTGGCTGGCATTGTCTTGAAGGGATTCCTTAAATAATGCGGGTGCTGTTTTATAGGGCTCAAGGTTTATGCGTAAAAATAGACAAATACTTGCCGAAGTGTTACGTTACCGAGTAAATTTACTCAGTAACGTAACATGTCGTATACCCGCTCCCAGGAAACCCTACTTAAAACCCGCCTCGGCGATCCGGTTCACTTTATCAATTTGCTCGCAGGCCCTAGGCAGGTCGGCAAAACCACCATCATCCGCGACATCGTTTCTGCCGCGCCGACGCAAGGCTATTACGTGTCCGTGGACGACGAACCGAACCTCTCCGCCTATGAAATGACTGGTGTGGTTGCAGCTATTTCGCCACCTCAAAGAAAGGATAAAGCGTGGCTGGTATTTCATTGGCAGGAAGCCAGAAGCCGCGCCGCCGCCTGGCTTAAAACCGCGCAAAGCGGTGAAGCCTTTGTGTTTGCGATAGACGAAATCCAAAAAATAGAACATTGGTCCGACATCGTCAAAGGCCTATGGGATGCCGACCGTGCCAACGGCGTGCCCATGCATGTGGTGTTGCTAGGTTCCGCGCCGCTGTTGATGCAAAAAGGCCTATCGGAAAGTCTGGCCGGGCGCTACGAAACCCTGCCTGTCAGTCATTGGGGCTTTGCCGAAATGCAGCAGGCCTTCGGCTTTACGCTAGAACAATACGTCTATTTCGGCGGTTATCCCGGCAGCGCTTGGCTGATAAAAGACGAAACCCGTTGGCGGCGTTACGTGCGCGATAGCTTAATACAACCCAATATCGAGAAAGACATCCTGCAAATGGTGCGCATCAAAAATCCGATGCTGCTGAAACAGTTATTCGAACTGGGTTGCCACTATTCCGGTCAGGAATTGTCGTTGACCAAGATGATAGAAGCCATTATCGAAGCCAAGCATACCGAGACCCTGGCCGACTATCTACATTTGCTGACCGAAACCAAGCTGCTGACAGGGCTGCACAAATTCGCCGGCCAAGAAGTCCGCAAACGCAACTCGGCACCCAAACTGAACGTATTCAACACTGCACTAATGTCTGCCCTGCAGGATTACAGCTTCGCAGAGGCGCAAGCCGACCGAAGTTATTGGGGGCGATTGGTGGAAAGCAGCGTCGGCGCGCATTTGTTGAATACCTGCGACGAAGACACCAAGCTTTACTACTGGCGCGAAGGCAATCAGGAAGTCGATTTCGTGCTGGCCAAAGGCAAAAAACTCACGGCCATTGAAGTTAAAAGCGCGCCCAAGCCAGTGGTATCGGCGGGATTGAATGTGTTTGCCGAAAAATACTCTCACGCCAAAAAAATTCTAGTGGGCGCCGGCGGTGTGCCGCTGGCGGAGTTTCTATCTCAACCCGCCGACGACTGGCTGGAATAACAAATGTTGCAGCACCGCGTACCCCGAACCGTCACCGAAAAATCCACGGACGATATTTCTGCAGAAAGCCGTCCTATCGCCGACTACAGAGACCAGCCGGCCTATGTGTTGCTGGGCGAACCGGGCGCCGGGAAATCCACGTTGTTCGGAGAAGAAGCAAACAATACCGGAAACGGCTATTACATTTCCGCCAGAGACTTTATCGATTTGGATAACGACGAATGGCGGGAGAAAACCTTGTTAATCGACGGACTGGACGAAGCCAGAGCAGGCAAAGACGACGCGCGAACGCCATTGGGAGCCATTCGAGGCAAACTCAATAAACTGGGTTGTAAACGGTTTCGCATTTCCTGTCGCGAAGCCGATTGGCTAGGGGCGCTGGATAACAAGGATTTAGCCAAAGTCAGCCTGTCCAAAGAAATTACCCAATTATATTTAGATCCATTAAACAGCAGCGACGTGACGGCGATACTCGCCAACGATGACCGTGTCGGAGATGCTGACGGTTTCATCGAAAAGGCGGAACGTTTTAGCTTGTCCGGTTTGCTGGAAAACCCGCAAACCCTGGATATGTTGATCGACGCGGTCAAGGAAAAAGGAGATTGGCCGACGACCAAGCAACAGGTTTATCGACTGGCATCCGAACAATTGACGGCGGAATTTAACGACGAACATCGAGTAGCGGAAAGAGCCCCCGTTAAAATTCCAACCTTGCTTGACGCGGCGGGTTTGTTGTGTGCGATTCAACTGCTCGCCAACCTGTCGGGCTTCAGCGAAGGCTATGCCCAACCCGGCCGCATCAGTCTTGATTCCCTCAATATTTCCTCGGAGAGTCGTGCTGCCTTAAAGACCCGCTTGTTCAGGAAGGCGGGAGACGAATACAGCTATGTGCATCGTAGTGTCGCGGAGTATCTGGCAGCGCACTTCATCGCCGGCAAGATCAAGGATGGCTTATTGGTCAATCGAGTGTTGGCGTTAACGACCGGCGTAGACGGCGGCATCGTCACAGCGTTGCGCGGCTTGATGGCTTGGTTGGCAGTATTGTCGGAGCCAGCGCGCGACCGGTTGATTGAAATCGATCCTTTGGGTTTGGTAGTGTATGGGGATGTGCAGTTGTTTTCGACGCAAACTAAATCCAGGTTATTGCAAGCCTTGATCCGGGAAGCGCAAACCACCGGTTTTCCCAACCGCGATTGGCATACCACGGCGTTTTCGGCCTTGGGCACAAAGGATATGGCGGACGATTTAATGCAAGTGCTCGTCAGTCCGGGGCGTAGCGATGGCGAGCAATATCTGCTGTATTGTTTGTTGAAAGGCTTGTGTTGCTCGGAAACTATCGTGAAAATTAAACCGGCCTTGCTGTCGGTAATATGCGATAACACTTATTGGGAGAATAGCCGCAGTTATGCATTGGATGCATTTATGCATCAATATCCGGAGGATTTTGAAAGCTTGCTATCTCTAGCTGACGACATTCGTCAAGGCAAAATAGAGGAAACTGAAAATGGCTTACTGGAAACCATTCTTGATAAATTGTTTCCAAGTAAAATTACCGCAGCCAATATATTCAAATATTTAATTCGGCCTAAAAATATCCATACCATTTCTTATCATTATTTCTGGCAAACCACATTTCCAAAAAGTTTGCCGGATGATGATCTACCTACGATACTCGATGAACTATTCTGTCGAGGGACAGAGTTTCTAGAAACGTTGCCGCATGAATATTTATTCGATGTAGTAGGACAATTATTGTTACGCGGGTTACTTATTCATGGAGATTTTGTTGGCGATGAACAGCTATATCGATGGTTATCAATTGGTGTCGACCAATATGGGCAAGGTAGATTCCTATATGAGCAGCAAGAGCGAATTTGCGATTGGCTCAGTGCTCGGCCTGATCGTTACCTGGATTTGTTAGCGGTTGGCCTCAAACAAATATCAACCTTTGAAAATGCCAGCGGGGGAATTAATAAAATATATGAACGATTCCGCTATGCCAAGTGTCCGGATAATCTTGGTCTATGGTGGTTGGATCAGTCTTTATCCAAAACCAATTTGAAACTGAAATATGGGTGCTTTCAACAGGCATTTTTATCGCTTCAAAAAAATCAGGGAGACTGTGGTTTATCTCTGGATTATTTTGTAAATTGGTTGGTAGATCATCCCGATTTTCTTGAGACTTATCAGAATTTGATTTATTGGCCCATCGATGATTGGAGGCTTGAACATGCCGAATCAAGAAAAAAATGGGCTAATAAGCGACATGATGAACTAACGCAAAAACTACAGTATTTACACAGTCATAAAACCAAAATTGCTGACGCCAACGCGAGTCCATATATATTCGATCAATTAGCAACGGCTTTTGATCACCGAGTAAAAATTAGTGGAAAAACTAACGATCAGCGCCTGTCAGAATATTTGAATGGCGATGAATCTTTAATAGCTGCTGCAAAAATGGGATTGCTTAAAATATTACACAGAACGGATATTCCTAGCGCGGCTGATATATTGACCTTGGATACAAAAGGCGAATATCACTATATTCGCCGTCCATTTTTGGTTTGTCTCGATAACTTACATAGGGAAAATCCGGATATTCTCAATACCATAAGCGACGATTTATTGAACAGCGCCTTGGCATTTTGTTTTACGGAAGGATCGTTCAGCGACGACTGGTTCAAATCGTTATGTCGTTCTCGATCGGATTTGGTTGCGCGAGCCTATTCGGATTACATCACTGCCTTATTAGCCGCCAAAGCGAAGTATATTCACGGCTTGCACTATCTAAGGCACGATGACGATTGCAAGCCCGTAGCCAAACAAATCGTTTTACCTTTGCTCGAAAAATATCCGGTCAGAGGCTACAAGGATCATCTTCAGCATCTTAGCTATCTACTAAAAGCCGCTATCGCCGAATTTGATAACGCTACGTTTCAGCCGCTGATTGAGAAAAAATTGGCCTGTAAAGGGATGGATACCGCGCAACGTATCTATTGGTTGGGCACCGGGTTGGTCGTCGAACCGAATGCTTATGAAGCAGTTGTCAAACAAGAGGTAAGTGGCAACACCACGCGAATCAATCATTTGTCGTCATTCTTGTTGCCAATGCACGGCAACGAAAGTAATTTCATTCCCGAACAGGCTTCCACGACAGGCGTGTTGATAGAGTTGTTTGCGCCTCGCTGTCAGCCGAATTGGCCGAGAGGCGGCGGATTGGTTACGCGAGCAATGGAAGAGCGAGATTACGTTCGGTCTTTGTTAAACAACTTGGCGGCGAACCCCGGCGAAGATGCCACAAAGGTTCTGGCCGATTTGCCAGAACAACCAAAACTAGCCGCGTGGCACGCGCTAATCCGCGACGCCCAACAAACCCAACAAATCAGCCGCCGCGAAGCGTTGTATAAACATCCAGACGCTTCCCAAGTCATCGAGACACTGAACAACCAAAAGCCAGCCAATGTCGCCGATCTCTCAGTGCTGGCGTTGGATTGTTTGCGGCAATTGGCGGAGGGAATGCATACCAGCAGTACCAACCCCTACCAAAATTTCTGGAATTTGAAGGGCAAGGAAACTTTAGACCCTAAAGAACCTTACTCCGAAGAAGACCCTAGGTACGAAGAGGTCGGTCGCAATTATCTGGTTGATCGCCTTAAACCGATGCTGGCTAAATACGATGTAGCTGTCGAACCTGAAGCATTGCAAGCCAATGAGAAGCGCGCCGATATGACATTGTCCTTCATCCATGAGGGGCGATCTTATTACCTGCCCATCGAAATCAAACGAGATTATCACCGCGAACTATGGAAAACCATTCACCAACAATTGATACCGTTCTACACCATTTCGCCGGAAACTGAAGGCCGTGGCTTGTATTTGGTGCTGTGGTTTAACTTTAAACGGCTGCCGACACATCCCCATGGCCTGCCGCCACCCAAGTCCGCCATCGAACTTGAGGAAATGCTGAAGGCAACATTGACACCGGCGGAGCGAAAATTAATTGAAGTCTTCGTGCTTGACGTTTCGGCGACAACGCTATCAAAACCAAGCTAAAAATGCCTACAACTGGTTTCAAACCAACTCAGATTTTTAGCTAATCCAAGGTCTATCTATCCGGGTTTGTGTCCAAGCACGCGTAAATCTCGCAGACATCGGACGATGTTTTTGGAATTTTAGCTGTCATTGGTGTGACAAGCTAACGGATGCAGTTGTGTAACAGCTATTAAAATTCTGGACGACCGCTTAGCGCAGAATTCCAGTCACACCCTTTATGCTGACCTAAGTCTGGAATGGGTCGGGTGTTGACGGTCCACTCTTCAGATTCATCGCCGGAAAGCTGGCATTCTTCACCGAGTTTACTCGCACCACAGCTGATAGTTAAGATTTAATTTGCTGTGACAGGATCGCTAGACACTTCGATACATTTCGTTGACTCTAAAATCAGGCAAACCATGTTCAACATCCCTCTCCAATTGCCCACTTTGTAGTCTGGGGCATGCAAGTCATCTGGCCTTTCACTATGACAGCCAATACCAGGAACTAATAAAGACCCTCGCTAATCTAGGCTGTGAACTTAATAACTTGCGTAAAGCGCCGCATCAGCGACAGTAAACCACTAACAGCCAAACAGAAATAAGGAGCATTGCCATGATTGATCTCAAAGAAATAGCAAAAGTGGTTTTATTGGCTGGGGGTTTATTATTGGGGCATGCTGTTCAAGCGGAAAGCACTGTTAGTCCGGCAGTTCCATATAGCGAGAGAGCTAAGACTGCTGCAATATATGGGCTTGGCGACAGTGGCCCCCAAGGTGGCAAAGTCTATTATGTCGATGATACGGGTGAGCATGGCCTGGAAGCGAAAGCAGCCGATGAGATCAATTCACTAAGTTGGAGTGACGCTGTTACAGCTGCAGGCGCTTATGGCTCCGGCTGGCATTTGCCGACAAAGACTGAGTTAAAAGTCTTATATGAACACAGAAACGTGGTGGGCGGTTTTGCTAAAGACGACTATTGGAGCGCTACGGAGCAAGACATCAACAGCGCCTGGATCCAGGGCTTCGGCAATGGCGACCAGGATCGCTACAATAAATACAGTAAGCTTAGCGTGCGTGCTGTCCGGTCTTTTTAATTTGTTTCTCCAACCAGGAAAAACAGCGTCTACCGGTAAAAATCAGATCAAGGAATAGCTTTTATGAATACACTGGTTGCAAAAATGATTAGTTTTCTAAAGAGTGATCGATATGCTGATAATCCGATCGACCTTGCTGAAAAACCAATCAGCACAGCTGCCTTTGCTGTAAATAAAGAACCCGAGCAACTTCACAAAGGCAAAAGACGTTTAAAGGAAAACTACACAAGTCACTGGGATTTGGATTATCTGCCCAGAAAAGAAGTCGATAAAATATTGGCTGAAATTCAAAACCGTAACCCTTAAAGCTAACTCCCTTTAGGCCAAGAACTTTGATGTAACATTAATACCTATCCTTTCGGTCAGTTTGATCGTCCACAAACCGCGGTTGAGACAAACCTTTGCGCTCAAGGAGGGGGTATCTCAAACTTTGATAGACAGCTTTCGATTTTACTGCTGCCAAACTCTGAAATTGTTAAATGTCGCATAGTGGCCGGGCGGGCCAAAGAAGATGTAAGGTTACTTGCCAAAAAGCAATGGTATGGACCCCTCCCACCTTAACGGCATCGATGTGCCAGTTTGGTAGGATTAAACGATCCAAACACCGGAGGAGGAATCCGAGATGAACATTAGACGAGTTGGCATTGACCTGGCAAAACAAGTTTTTCAAGTGCATGGTGTGGACTATCAGGATAAAACAGTGTTACGCAAACAGTTGCGGAGAAACCAATTTTTAGGTTTTTTCGCTACGTTGCACCCGGTCGCGTAGACCGATAAGTGTCCCGGTATCGATACTATTCAACAGGCGGCGGGCGTCCTCGGCATCTAGCACCGGCGTCTTGCCGACTTTTACCCGATGCGCCGGACCGCGAACCGAGGCGGCGGGATTCAACGACACCACTTGCCCGGTCACCAGCCAGCCAAAACAATGCCGAACGGCGGCTAACTGTTGCTTGACCGTTGGGGCGGAGACCTGACGGGTTTTGCCCTCGATCCAGCTGGCAACATGCAACGGCTGCACATCGAAGATCGATACGATACCCGCAGTTACCTCGCACCAATCGAGAAATTCCATCACGGCGCGAGCATATGCCCGCCGTGTGTGCAGGTTGCGGATATTGGCCGCGAAAAACTCCAGAAAGCCGCGATGCGCCCGCTCGCCGGCGGCGGTTATCAAGCGGGGACAGGTCGTAAGCGATGATGCGTTAACGGGTTGATTCAACAT